TTGCCGCGTCCAACTCCAGCGGACGTTTGGTCTGAACATCAAGCTATTAACGGCATCGATTGCGCTTATGGCGACGGTTTAGAGATGGATACTTCGCCTGGCTGGCCTTATCGTTATATGGAGAGGCCCAAAGAGAGCGCCAAAGGAAAGAAGTGGCTTTTCGCGTACGACGAATGTACGAACGAATATACAGTAGAAAATGCAACTTTGCGACAACGCCTAGATTTGCGTTACCGCTGCGCTGAAATGGGAACGCGGTGTCCTTCAATTTGGATCGACACATTGAAAGACGAAAAGCGATCCTTGGAGAAGATCCGAGAGGGAAGTACGCGAGTCTTTACAATCGCACCAGTCGATTTTACGATTTTTACGCGGCGCTATTTTGGTGCTTTTACAGTTTTCTTTTATGCGAACCGTTTGAAATTTTTCTCGGCCGTTGGTATAAATCCTGAAAGCGGAGAATGGACGACGTTGGCGAATCGGTTACGCGAAGTTGGGAACTCGGGTTTTGCGCTCGATTTTTCGAAATGGGACGGAACTGTTTCACCGTACGTGATGCAAAGTGTTGTCCAAATTATTAATAATTGGTATAACGCTTCGCCGACTGACGCGTTGATGCGAGAACTTATTTTCGACGAATTGATACATACGCATCAACAGGCTCAGGATTTGCTTTATTGTACTCATATGGGCAATCCGTCAGGAAATCCGCTTACGACCGTTTTAAATACAATGGCGCACGCAATTTATTTGCGTTATGCTTATTTGGCTCTGGCTCCGATTACTGTTCGTAGCCTGCAATACTTTGACCAGTACGTGCGTGATTGCGAGTACGGGGATGATGGTATTGTGGGTACTAACGACTTAATTGTTCCGTGGTACAACGACGCCGAGCTACATAAGTTTTTCTTGACTATTGGAATTCATAGTCAGGCGCCGACAAAAGTGAAAGGTGAACGTTCCAACCCGAATGTGTTGGAGAATACGTTCCTTAAACGAGGCTTTCGCTACGTCGGAAACGGGCAGTTTTATCCGCTCATGGACGTAGATACGATCCATGAATTAACGAATTGGCAACACGAAAGCGATGACGACGATGCGCAATTGTTGGCGAATATTAATGACGCCCTGCGCTATTTGTTCTTTTACGGACAGGCGGCATATAACGATTTAGCAAATCGCTTTATGAAGCTATGCCCGCATTTGGCATCTGGTGTGTTGCGTTATGAATATTTCCACGGTCTCTTTTCGGCTTATCGCGACGTTTGGTTGCCGAACGATTTTATTGCGAATAATAAATTTCATGTGCCGAAAGGAATTAAAGTTTTACCGTGGACCGACCACATCATCGACGTAGTAGACAATGACGTCGAATTGGTCGAAGCGCAGTCGGCTGATGAAGAAAATCGAGCTGGTGTCGTCATCGTTGAAGGCAAACCAGTCATTGCAAACGACGAAAAAGCGTCTGGAACTGAAGGACGCATTTTTGGGCTGGGCCGTGAAATAATGAACGAGAAACGTTGGGACTTTAAACAAACAGTCGAGCGTTGGACTCTCGTGGCCCAAGCTCCATGGACAATGGCTCAAGCGCCTAATACGAATATTTATCAATTGAAGGCGCCACAGGATTTTATTACGGCTTTCATTCAAGACGCGGGCTTTACGCACTTCACGTTTTGGCAAGGGAATATTCGCCTCAAGCTACAAGTGAACGGTACTCAATTTCATATGGGTCTCCTTTGTTTTTATTACGTGCCGCTTACAGACCCGGAAAACGTGAATAATTGGCACCGCGTGAATTACAGTGCGATGACCTCGGTTACGCATATGTTTTCAGATCCCACGTCGAGCCAGTCGCGTGAGCTCGTTATTAAATTCCGCCATCCGCAAACGCATTTGGCGTTGAATACGGAAGCTATTCCCGATTTTGATTATTTAGGCACGACGACGGTCACGGTCTTTAGCCAATTGCGCGGCCCCACGTCGGCGTCAACGGCAATTAACACGCAATTATATGTGTCGTTTGAGGACGTCGTTTTTAATGTGCCGATGCATTCAGCGTCGAGCGCGCGTGTGGGAGCTGTAGGGCAATTGGTGCGGGCTGTTGACTTGCAAATTACCGATCAAATGTATCGCCGTTTTCAAAGCGATTTACAGCAGCGGTACCGTGATCAATTGGTCGAAGGCGCTGTAGCGCAAGGCAATGTTGAAATTGTCGAAGCTCAAGGCGGGTCAGTATCGACCGTGTACAATGAGGTGAATAATTATGGTAATAATAATTCCAACGCTTTGCCCATGGAAGTGCGCGGTAACGATATTTCCGGTTCGGCTAGTATACCGATGCCGATGGATAATCCGTCTTATACGCTCAATCCCGTATTTGTGCTGGCAGCAGGCCAACAATCATACGCTAATACAACAGGTGCCGTACATTTGCAACGTCTTTGCGCAACGCCAAGTACTCAAACGTTGGCTACAGCTGATACGTTTGGGACTACCACCGATGAAATGAATATCGAGTGGTTAACGCAAAAATTAACATTTCAGCAGCGAACGACGTGGTCAATTACCCAGGCTGCGAATACAACGTTATTTCAAGGATGGATTGGACCCATGGCGCCATTTTATTCCCGCGTCATGACTGGCGATCCGCTCGTGGCTGTACCGATTTCGCTGTTTGACTACGTGTCAGCAAAATTTAGCTTTTGGCGCGGGAGTATTGTTTATCGGATCTGCGTCGTGGCCAACGCTTTTTACACGGGACGTTTGGTGTTTACCGTTAATATCGGTAATCAGAACGTACCGTCGTCGTTGGTGGAAAAATGTTCGCAGTATTCGATAGTTTTGGATTTGGAAAATACCACACGAACTTGGGACATCGCTATACCGTACTTATGTACGCGCGAAATGCTACGAGTAGCCGCTGGTGCCGGATCGCAAGATTACGGCGGGATATCGGAAGCGGCGATTCTCAATAACTTTATAGGATCGTGGGAACTGTCGGTGCAAGTTCCGCTGGTCACGCAAGACACAGCAGCGCCGACGTTGGACGTAATTCTCGGAATTGCTGGTGGTCCTGACTACCAGCTTTTCGATTATTACGACAATAATCAAACAATAGTTCCCGTTTATTCGTGGCCGACGTTTTCCGTAACGACAAA